ATCCTCCACGGCGGGGTGGCAGATCCACGGGCCCGCGACTCAGGCAGCACGATCTTCCACCGGCGCTTCATCGGCGGCCATTTGACGATCATCGGCAGCAATTCGCCGGCGGGGCTGGCGTCCCGGCCGGTGCGGTACCCGCTCATGGACGAGGTGGACAGGTGGGAGGCATCAGCCGGATCGGAGGGCGATCCTGCCGCGCTCGCGATCGCCAGGACCAGGACCTTCTGGAACCGCAAGATCGTCATGGTCTCCTCGCCGACCACAAAGGGTACCTCCAGGATCGAGGAGGCGTGGCTGGAGAGCGACCAGCGCGAATATCACGTGCCCTGCCCGCATTGCGGGCAACTCCAACGACTGGTCTGGTCCCGGGTGGAATGGCCGGACGGCGCGCCGCGTGAGGCGCACTACCGCTGCGCCGCTTGCGAGAAGCTCATCCCGGACAGCGCGCGGCGGCAGATGGTCTCATCAGGCAAATGGATTCCTGGCCGTGAGTCGCCGGTGGCTGGATTCCACTTGAGCGAGCTGTACTCGCCATGGCGGAGCCTCGGCGAGTTGGCGGAGGAATGGCTGGCCGCGCAGGGCAACGTCGAGCGGCTCCGCGCGTTCGTGAACACGTCGCTCGCCGAGTTCTGGGACGACCAGAACATCGCGCCGGTGACAGAGGCCGACCTGCTGGCCCGGCGGGAGAACTACGGCCCGGCGCTGCCCGAGGCGGTGGCCTTACTGACAGCCGGAGTCGATGTGCAGGACGACAGGCTTGAGGTGAGCGTGTACGGCTGGGGCCGGGGCGAAGAATCATGGCTGATCGAGCACCGCGTGCTGCCAGGGGACCCGACTGTCTCGCCAGACGCGCCTGTGTGGCGGGCCCTGGACGAATATCTGGGCGGTGTGTGGGAGCATCCGCAGGCTGGCCAGCTCAGGGTTGCAGCGGCGTGTGTCGACAGCGGCTTCGCCACTGGCGTGGTGACCAGGTTCTGCGATGGCCGCCGGGGCCGGCGCATCTGGGCGGTGAAGGGAGCGAGTGGCCCGGCGCCAGCGTGGCCCCGCCGGCAGAGCCGCGCGCGCCGGGGCGCCGTCTACGTGATCGGAGTTGACGGGCTGAAGAGCAGCATCGTGGGGCGTCTCAAGTTGCAAGGTGGCCCTGGCGCGATGCATTTCCCGACGTCTGTCGGGGAGGAGTATTTCGAGCAGATCAACAGCGAGTTTCAGCGCACGGTGTACCGCCGGGGCCGGCCCCATCGGGTTTGGGAGCGCAGAAAGGGTCGACGAGCCGAGGCCCTTGACTGCGCCGTCTATGCCTACGCCGCGCTGCACGGGCTGATGCAGCACGGGATCCACGTAGACCGCGAAGCCGACCGTATCGCGTTACTGTCGTCCCGCCGGCAGGGCGAGCCCGCAAGTGCGACGCGCCAGAGAGAGGACTGGCTAGGCGGCCGCGCCAGGGGGTGGCTGTCCAGATGACCATCGACGAGCTCCGCGCAAAACGTGAGGAAATTCTCAAAACCATCGGCGTGGTGCGAGTGCAGTTTGGTGAGCGGTCGGTGCAGTACGCCGACCAAGAGCAAGCGCTGGCTGCAATAGACGCAGAGATAGCGAGACTTGAGGCCGCAGGCAGCACGCAGCGTCAAGTCAGTTACGGGGAGTTCAGTCGCGGATGAACTGGCTCGACAGATTGATCGCGTGGATCGCCCCGGCCGCGGCCTCCCGCCGCGTGCATGCCCGCATGAGCATGCGGGCTGCTGAGAGGTTGGCGTATGAGGGGGCGAGGACTGGGCGCAGGACGTCGGGCTGGCTCACTCCGAACACGGGCCCTAATGCGGAAATCGCCACGGCAGCGGTGCGGCTCCGGGCGCGCAGTCGGGACCTGGTGCGGAACAATCCGTTCGCTGCGCGGGCCGTGGCGGCTATCGCAGCGAATGCTGTCGGGACCGGCATCGTCGCGAGGACTCAGGCACGAGAAGTGGCCGAGCGCTGGGCGGCATGGACCTCAATGTGCGACGCCGATGGGACGCTTGATTGGTATGGCATCCAGGCCTTGGTGGCACGCACGGTGGTCGAGTCCGGCGAATGCCTCGTCTACCTGCGTCCTCGACGCCCGGATGACGGGATTGATCCACCGCTGCAGCTGCAGGTGCTTGAGCCGGATTACCTGGACGCGAGCAAGACGGGTCCGACGAAGACCGGCTATCAGTTGCAGGGCATCGAATATGACAAGCTCGGCCGACGCGTGGCCTACTGGCTCTACGATCGCCACCCTGGCGACATCCTGCCCGGCAAGCTCTCGAGCCGCCGCGTGCCGGCGGATAGAGTGCTGCATGTCTACCGCAAGGACCGGCCCGGACAGGAGCGCGGCGTACCGTGGCTGGCGCCGGTTATCGTCAGGGCCAGGGACTTGGACGATTACGAGGAAGCGGAGTTGGTCAGGAAGAAGATCGAGGCCTGCTTCTCGGCCTTCGTCATCGGCGGCGACCCAGGCCGGACAATCGGCGCTGGGCGGACGGACTCCGATACTGGACAGCGCATCGAGCGGTTCGAACCAGGGATGATCACATATCTCGGCAACGATGAGGACGTCCGGTTCGCGACGCCGCAGCCGTCGGCCGGGTATCCGGAGTACGTCCGGCATCAGTTGCGCGCGATCGCCGTCGGTATCGGCGTGCCGTACGAGCTGCTCACCGGTGACCTGTCGCAGGTGAACTACTCCTCTATCCGCGCCGGTCTGTTGGAGTTCCGTCGAACGATCGAGCAGTTCCGATGGATGGTGCTGATCCCGCAGCTCTGCCAGCCAGTCTGGCAGCGCTTCACGTCGTTGCTCTCGCTGGGCGCTGCTGCGGCCGTGCCGGTGACATGGACCCCGTCGGCGTGGGAGAGCGTCGATCCGCAGAAAGAGGCCGCCGCTGTCCAGATGCGGATCCGTAACGGATTGACCACGTGGCGCGAGGCGGTGAGCGAGATGGGTTACGACGCCGACGACCAGCTCGAGGAGATCCAGCGGACGAACGAGGCCTGGGACCAGGCAGGAATCGTGCTCGACTGCGACCCGCGCAAGGTGTCCCGGGCCGGAGTCGAGCAGAAGGAGACATGAGATGCCACCCATTCAATCGCACTCGACCCCGACTACCGACGAGCCGTGGGACGCGGACAAGAACGTCAAACGGCTCAGGGACGACGGCGATGCGGCGTACTATCGCAAGGAGTTCGCCTGGCAGGACCCGGACGCGGACCCGGACACCAAGGGAGCCTACAAGTTTCCGCACCATGAAGTCTCCGCAGATGGCCGGATCGGCGCTGCCAACACCCGAGCTTGTTCGGCGGTCATCGCCGTGCTGAATGGCGGTCGTGGCGGCGCATCGATCCCGGACGAGGACCGGAAGGGCGTCTGGCAGCACGTCGCCAGGCACTTGCGCGACGCAGGCAAGGAGGTTCCGGAGCTACAGTCTTCGTTCGGCGGGGGTGAGCGGTTGGCGCTGGCTGCCGACATGGTGTGGCAGCCGGCCAGCGTGGACGACGAGCGCCGCACCGTGGAGATCGTCATTTACTCCGGCGCCGAGATCACACGGTACCCGCTTTTCGAGGATCCCTACACGCTGCGCCTGTCGCTCGAGGACGGCCACGTCAGGCTGGAGCGGCTCAACAACGGAGCGCCACTGCTCGATAGCCACAACGACCGCGCATTGGCTCACCAGATCGGCGTAGTCGAGCGCGCGTGGGTCCAGGACGGCCAGCTGCGCGGGGTCATCCGGTTTTCGGACCGGCCCGACGTGGAACCGATCTGGCGCGACGTGCAGGCCGGCATCGTCCGCAACGTGAGCGTCGGGGCACTAATCTGGCGCAAGGAGGATGAGACAGAGGCTGGTTCCCCTGTGCGCCGCTATGTCGCCACGGACTGGGAGCCGTTGGAAGTGAGCTTGGTTCCGGTGCCCGCCGACCCGCATGCGGTCGTGTTGGCGGCGGACAAACCACGGGCATCTGCCCGAGACAGAGAGGAGGACGGGAATATGAGTGACGTTCCCAATGCCAACGTTTCGGCCGAGCCGGACCGGCAGCAGGCCGGAGCGGTCGACATGAAAGCCCTGCGCGAGCAGATCGCCCGCGAGCAGGAGCAGATCAGGCGGGCCGTCGCGGCGGCGGGCATCGAGCAGGAGTTCGCCGATGGCCTGTGTGCGCGCGGCGTGTCCCTGGATGAAGCCAAGACCGAGATCTTCAACGAGCTCGCCGAGCGGGCAGACAAGATCCGGTCGCAGTCCGTCGAGTTCGTCTCCGACGAGGTCGACAAGCGCGTCGAGGCGATGACGTCCTGCGTGCTGCACCAGCTGAATCCCGCGCGTTACCAGGACGACCCGGCGGCCGACTGGCGCGGAATGCGGTTGTCGAGACTCGCCGAGGAGTGCGTGCGGCTGGCCGGCTTGCGGCGTCCGCTCGGGCCCAACGACCTGGTGCGTTTGGCGCTGACCACGGCCGATTTCCCGAACGTGCTCGCCAACGTCGCCGGCAAGGTGCTCCTCGATGCCTACAATTACGCGGGCGCGAGTTACCGGCGGTGGACCAAGCAGTCCACTGCCCCGGACTTCAAGACGCTGAGCCGCGTCAGGATTGGCGAGTTCCCCGTCTTCGAAGAGTTGCCGGAGGGCGGCCAGATCCGCTACGGCAGCGTCGAGGAGGGCAAGGAGCAGTACGCGATCGCCACCTACGCCAAGGGCGTCCTGATCGACCGCAGGGTCATCATCAACGACGATCTCGGTGCGATCGACCAGATGTTCACCGGGATCGGCGTCCAGGCGGCGGTGCTGGAGAACAAGACGGTCTACACGATCCTGAACTCGAACCCGAACATGTCCGACGGCACTGCCCTGTTCCATGCGAACCACGGGAATCTGGCGGGCGCCGGGGGCGCCATCTCGATCACGACGCTCGACGCCGGCGCCATGGCGATGATGAAGCAGAAGGGGCTTGACGGCGCGACTCCGCTGAACATCGCCCCGCGGTTCCTCATCGTCCCGGTTTCGCAGCGGCTGAAGGCCTTCCAGTATACCAACGTGCCGCAGATCATTGTTTCCAAGCAGGCCGACGTCAACCCGTTCGCCGGCCAGCTCGAAGTGATCACCGATGCGATGCTCGATACCTCGAGCACCACGGCGTGGTATCTGGCTGCGGATCCGAACATGATCCCGACGATCGAGTACGCCTACCTGGAGGGCGCCCAAGGGCCGCAGGTCGAGCGGGTAGACAACCCGGACGACACGTTGGGCGTCAAGATCAAGGCGTGGCTGGACTTCGGCGCGACGGCGATCGATTGGCGGGGACTGTACAAGAACCCGGGAGCCTGACGTGAGGCTCCGTGAGAAGGAGGTCACGAGATGAAGAACTACGTGCAGGACGGAAAAGTGCTCTACGTCGCTGTCACGCACCCCACCTCGCCGAAGTCTGGCGATCCGGTGCGCGTCGGCGACTTCTGCGGCGTGGCGGTCGGTGACGAAGGCGCGGACGGCAAGACTCCGGTGCTGGTCGGGGCTGTGGTCGACGTGAGCGTGAAAGCCATCGACGGGACCGGTAACTCGGCGATCGCCATCGGCGACGCCCTCTATTACGTCGATGCCGACACCCCGCCGATCTCCAAGAAGACGAGCGGCACCCTGTTCGGCTATGCGCTGGAACCGGTTTCCGCCGGAGCGACGGACACCATCAACGTGAGGCTGGCTGTCGGCTGATCCGCCTCGGTTGAGGGCCGGGGCGCCGTCTTGGCGCCCCGGCTCGCCCACGGGAGGTTGCGATGCGTTGGATTCACGTCGCGCTGCTCATTCTGATCATCGCGCTGTTGTCGGCCCAGGAGCGCGATCCGTACGAGAGCCACACCACCGAGGCCATCGCGCCCGTTTCGCACGGCTATTCGATTACCCCGAACGATTCGAATAACCTCGCGACATACTGCAGGTCCGTTTACGTCGGCGTCGATGGGGATCTGACGGTTGACTTGGTCGGAGGCGATACCGTCACGTTCAAAAACGTCGTCGGCGGCACCTTCTTCGAAATCCGCGTGAAGAGGGTGTACGCGACTGGAACGACAGCAACTGATTTGGTGTGCGTCTACTGACACCACTTGCCATCATTGTCTTCGGCGCCGCGGCAGTCCCGCTGTGGGCTCA